CTAAAATATTAATAGAATCAATTTCATGTGGTTCAGCATAACCAACTGCCCATTCATCAACATTTTGTTGAATCCATTCTAAAACTTCTTTTCTTTTTTTACTTGATAATTTTTTAGAATCCATAACTGATTCATTAATTGGAGTATCACCCCAATTAACTGCGGCAGCATAAACTCTACCAAATAACGGACCTCTACCCGCTTCATCTAATCCAACTTCAATTTCATAATTATTTAATTTATTATAATTAATCTTCATTATAAAATAAGAATCAATATTTCTTTATTAGTTTTTTATAATAATTGGTATATATTCCCACATTTGAGAACATAAGGGACAATGATTATTTTTATTAACCCAAGGTTTGATACATTCAAAATGAAATGAATGACCACATTTACCAGTAACAACAAATGAATCAATACATTTCTCTTGATTATACAAACTTTGAACATTTAAATTACAACGACAAATAGTACATTCTTCATTTTTAGGAACATTATAAACCCAAGAAGAAAACAAATTTACTTTTTTAATATTAAAAGGAGATGTCATTATTACATATTAACTAAATATTTAATTAATATATAAAATAATCAATTTTTAATTATAAATTATTTTTTCATTTCATCTATAATAGAATTATATGTCATTACAAAATTACTCCAATCATATCCAATAATTCTTTTATGTTCTATAATTTGTGTTCCTTTTAATGAAACAAAAATTTGAACAGGAATAGAACTAATTTTATACATTTCATTTAAAATTTCATTTTCTTCAGATTCAATATCTAAATGACCAACTATTAAATCTGGCATTATTTCTATAGCTTCATCACTTTTAAGTTTCTCTTTAAGTTTTTTACAAGGTCCACACCATTCAGCACCAAAGTATAATACAACAACTTTTTTATCATTTTCCCAAATAAGTTCTTCTAATTGTTCTTTACCATTAATATCAATTATCATTAATATTAATAGTATTATTTGTTTAAATAATATTATTCAATTTTTTAAATTTTTACCAGTTTATTTCACTAGAAGAAAATTCAGAATCTGATTCAGCTTCAGATAGTGTACTTGAAGACGATAATTCTGAATCTGATTTATCATGAAAAAAATGTTTACTACTTTTCATTTTTTTTTTATTTATTTTTGGTTTTTGTTGACCTCCAGTTTGATTAAATAAAGAAGAAATTGTATCAGAATTTGATTCAGAATTTGATTCAGAACTTAATTTAGAACTTAATTTAGAACTTAATTCATTATTTTCACTTTCTTGTGGGGTATTATTTATTTGACTACCTCCTTGTAAATCAATATTTTTAGGATTAATAAAATTTAATGACTGTTTAGATTCATTTAATTCATTAAAAGTATTTTCAGGTTTTACAAAAATTTGTTTAGATTTTAAAGCTAAATATTTATTTTTATACTTAAAATATTTTTCTTGAAATGACATAATTATATATTAATATTTAGATATAATTTAAAAATAATTATTAAAAAAGTAATATTAAAATTTTCTATATTATATTAAATGGAAATAGATGAAAAATGTGCACCAAGTAAAACATATAAAGATGGTTCTTGTCTAACATTAAAATCTTTAAAATTAATTATAGAATCTTATAATAAAAATGTTAAAGATATTGAAAAAAAAATAGTAATTTCAAATAATAAATCTAAAATGGTTAAACAATTAGAAGAAAGATTATCTGATAAATGTAATAATCAAACATGTTGGTTACGTTTAGATATTATTCAACAATTAGAAGATGAAGTTAAAGAAGATATTTTAAAAAATACTTTTAGACCAGAAGGACCAGAAAAAAAATATACATGGTTATCAACTTCAGATATTAATGATGTAATTACTCAATATCAAGAAAAACATAAAGATTTTTTATTTTTAGGAGCTTTACCTGCAGATTTTCAAGAGTTAAAATTTTTAGGTATTGATGATTTAGATTTTAAAGATATTGAAAAAGAAGGTAAACATAAAATAGGAATGGTTATTAATTTAGATGTACATACACAAGGAGGTTCGCATTGGGTTGCATTATATACAGATTTAGAAAAAGGACAAATTTATTATTTTGATTCTTTTGCTAAAAAACCTTCTAAGAGAACAAAAAAATTTATAAATAAAATACTTAAATATCTTTATAAAAAAAAATATAATAAAAATATTGATATTAATTGTTTAATAAAAAAAATTAAAAATAATGAAGAAAATGAATATTTAGATAATTTAAAAGAATTTGATATTAGATATAATAATATACAACATCAATTTAATAATTCAGAATGTGGTGTTTATTCTATTAATTTTATAGTAAGACTTGTAGGTGATGAAAATTTTGATGAAATAACTAAAAATATTACAAAAGATAATGAAATGAATAAATGTAGAACAAAATATTTTAGAAATGTTAATATTAAATAAATTTTACTATTCTAAATATTTATTTTTTTAATTGGATTGTTAAGTTCAAGTTGTATATTTAAATTATACTTTAATCCATAAAAGTTAAATGGTCGACCATTTGAATCTTTAAAACTTAATTCTAACTTATCTAACTTAATTAATTCTTCAAATTTAAATTGATAATTACCTTGATTATTTGTATATAATACTGCAAAAGGTGTTGTATTATCTATATTATTTATAAATAAGAATATTTTTTCTTCAATTCGTAAATCCCACGATTTATCAGCTATAAATTTTGTATTATCTTTACAAATTGATGTAAAACCTAAAACTTCTTTACTTAATGCTGTTGATATAATTTCAAATGATTCATCTGAACTAATTTCAACAATTTGTTCTACATTTAATTCAAATTTATATTTTTCTGATTTTGTATTTAATTTTTCTAGTAATGATTCAATTGAATATTTACCAGAATTTAATTTTAATTCTATTATTTCATTATTCATATTTTTTATTTGAAAAATATTATTTTTTTCAGATTCTATATTATATCTAGCTTGTGGTATTGAATAAGACATTAGTTTTATTCCAATTATATTTTCTATAGGTTCGAATTCAAATGAAAATTCACTTAGTGGTTCATTTGGTGAAATATCTAATTGAATATTTGATGTTCCATATAAATATTGATATTTTTCCATTAATATGTTCATTTCTTCTATTTTTTTTGTTAATAATGTTTTTTTATTATTTAATTTTTCAAATTCTAGTATAAAGTCTTGTTTAATTAATTCATTTTCATTAAAATTACTTAATTGATTTTTTAATATTTCATTTTCTTGTTTAATTTTTTCAACTTCTTTTTTAATTTTTTCAACTTCTGAAGCTTCTACCATTCCTAATTTTTTTAATGTATTTTGAATTTTGCTAATATCTAAATTTTTATTTAATAATGTTTTAGATAATTGTTGACCTATATCATGTTTATTACTATTTTTTCCTAGTTGATTTATATTTATTTGTTCTCTTTTCATTTGTTCATTTATTTGTTCTCTTTTCATTTGTTCTATTAATTGTTCTCTTTTCATTTGTTCTATTAATTGTTCTCTTTTCATTTGTTCTATTAATTGTTCTCTTTTCATTTGTTCTATTAATTGTTCTCTTTTTATTTGTTCATTTAAGTCTGATTGTTCTCTTATTTCTTGACGTTTTTTCATTTCTATTAAATATTTTTCTTCACGAATTTGTTCTATTGTTTTTGGTTCATAATCTGGTATTTCATCTATTTCTTTATTTCTTTTATTTATTTCTGAGTTATTAAAGGTATCAGAAGTAAAATCAATTTTACCTTTATTAGGTGGAATATTAATAGAAGTTCTTTCATGTTCTAAACTTTTTAATCTTTCTTGAAATGATCGACTATCTTCTTCTATATTGCGCAAATCTATTGGATTATCTATATTATTTATATTATATAAATCTACATTATCATTATTAGATAAAAATCCTATATCTAATTCATCTTGAGAAATATTTTGTGTAAAATCTGGTTTTCCACCTTTTTTGGAAAATCTTGAATTGTTCTAGAATTTTCATTATTAAAATCATTTTTTTCAAGTTGAGTTTTTAATGGTTTTAAAAATTCTGGTGTTCGTGGTCTACCACTCATTCTTGTTTCATTCTCTCTTTCTGTAGTTAATTCTTCTATTCTTTTATTTATATCATCAGAACCTTTACCATATTGATATTGATTAAATTTATAATTTTCGTTAACTTGTTCTACAATCGGTTTAAATAATTTGTCAAATCTATTATTATTACCTTTATTTTGATTAATATCAGGTGGATATAAAAATTGATTTTTATTTTGGGAAGGAACTGGTCTTTCTGAAACTTTATTACCATTATTTGGATTTGAATTAAAATCTCTTTCAAATTTTAATTGAGATGCATTTAGTTCACTAAGTGCAAGAATATCATTTGTTCTTAATTCTTTCTGTGTTTCATTATAAGATGTTTTATTAAATTGTTGATAAATAGAATCAAAATTTTTTTTATTAATTTTTTTTAAATCTAATGATTTATAAACTAATTTCATATTTTTTATTAATAAATCAATAATTTTTTTTTTACCATCTTTATTTATTTCAGTTAAATTATTTTTTTCAAGTAATTTTTTATTTAATGTTGAAATATTTTCTTTTGAAAAAAATGTATCTGTTATAGTTTTAACTTGACCATTTAATTCTATAGTTGCCATATTAATATAATATTTATCTTTTTTTTAAATAAACTTACTTTTAATTAAACGTTTATAATTCTAAAGATTTTTTTGAAAAATTTGAATAAACAGAACTATTTTCATCATCATCATAATTATCAGTATTATTATTATCATCATTATCAGTATTATTATTATCATCATCATTATCATTAGCATTATCATCATCATCATTATCATTATTATTTAAAATTAATTTACCATTATTATTATCAATTAAAGACCAATTAGGATAATATAAATCTGCTTTAGTATATTGATCTTCTTTTAATACACCATAATTAATTAATGCCATTTTAGCAGCTGCTTGTTCACCTTCTTTTTTAGAAGTTCCTAATCCAAAACCAATACATTTATCTTTAAAATGATCATCTAGAGAATAATCTGGTTTTTCAACACCCATAATATATGTTCTTTTATGTGGAGGACCTTCAGAATAAATAGTACAATATGATGGAAATTTCCATTTTTTTGCATGATAATATCTGAGTAATCTATCTTTGTAATTATTATCTTTGTAAAGTTTTTCTGAATAATTAATCATTGTTTCAAGTAAGTTAATCATTAGGTGAAAACAAGGTTCAAAACCATTACTATTAAATAATGCACCCATAAATGCTTCAAATACATCTTCATGAATTTTATCTAAATTACGACCATTCATTGTTTCTATTTGTTTTGAAATTATAAAGAATTTTCCTAAACCTATTTCTTTAGACATTTCAGCAAGATTTGTTTTATCTTCAATTTTAGTTTGAAGACGTGTCATAAATCCTTCATCTTGATTAGGATATCTTTTAAAAAGATAAAAAGAAACAATAATTTTTATTACACGATCTCCAAAATATTCTAGTCTTTCATAACTTCTTTCTTGTAATTCTAAAAGATTATTTGGATTTCCCATTTCTCTTTTAGATGCTTCTAAAATATCTTGATGAAAAATTTCTTTTTTACAATATGATTTATGTGTAAAAGCTTCATAAAAAAAATGAATATGATTTATTTTTTTTACTTTTACATTAAAATTTGATAAAATTTGAATAATATCTTCTTCTGTAGGTAAGACATTATTTAAATTGTAAGGAATTTGAAAAATTTCTTCTTCGCCGTTATTATTTATAATCTTAAATCCATCAGTTAAATAATTTGTTAGCATTAATAAACTAACATTTTATTCTATAAATAGATTTTTTTCAATTTTTATTATTATTTAAACTATTTTAAACAAATATTTAAATTTAGTATAATGGATAATAAAATTAAAGAGGAATGTACAATAGCTGTATGTGGACCAGTTGATGCAGGTAAAAGTTCATTAATTGGTGTATTAACATATGGTGAATTAGATGATGGTCGTGGTTATACTAGAAATAAAGTGTTAATTCACCCTCATGAAAGAGAAACAGGAAGAACCAGTCATATTACATATAATCCACTAGTATATTATAAAAAAAATGATAATACTGTTTCTTTATATGCACCTAAAGAAGATAAAATTTTAAAAGATATTAAAATCCGTTCTAAAACTACTTGGGATACAAAAGTTACTTCTTTTTTAGATTTAGCTGGTCATTCTAAATATCTTAAAACAACAATATTTGGTGTAACTGGTATGTTTCCTGATTATGGTATTGTTGTAATTGGTGCAAATACAGAAATTACTAAATTAACTAGAGAACATTTAGGTATTTTATTATATTTAAATATCCCATTTATTATTACTATTACAAAAATTGATTTAACACCAAAAGATATTTATCAAAATTTATGTAATCAACTTAAAAAATTACTTGGTAAAACTAATTTTGGTAAAATTTTATATTTTATTAATAATGATAAAGAAACTGACGATTATGTAAATAATATGTTAGGTAATCCTGATATAATTCCAATTATTTCTATTTCTAATAAAGTGGGAACTAATATTGAAAATTTACATCAAATTCTTTATCATTTACCACATCGCGAAAAATGGTCAAACATTAATGGTTCTATTTATTATGTAGATGGTAAATTTGTAGTTCCTGGTATTGGTTTAGTTGTATCTGGTACTAATAAGGGAAATCCAATTAATATAAAACAAAAAATGTATTTAGGTCCATTTGAAAATAATACATTCAAAGAAGTTGTAATTCGTAGTATTCATAATAGTTTAAGAGGAAATATTGATAGTGCTTTATCTAATCTTCAAACCACTTTAGCTATTAAAGGAACTAAAGAACAAATTAATAGAAATCAAATTAGAAAAGGAATGGTTCTAATAGATAATATTGATAAATTTAAAACATATGTTGTTAAGAAATTTAAAGCAAAAATTAATATATTACATCATTCTACAACTATTAAATCTGGTTATTCACCCGTAATTCATTGTGGTCCAATTAGACAATCTGCAAAAATTAATTTAAATAATCAAATTCTAAGAAATGGTGATACTTGTGAAGTTGAATTTGAATTTACTTATTATCCAGAATTTATAGAAAAAAATATGGTTTTCTTTTTTCGGGATGGCTCAAC